CAACTCGCCGCTCCACCTCCAACTCATTGACCCGCTTCTGCAAGTGCTCCAAAGCCTTCAGCAGCGGGTTATCTTGCAGCACTGGTGATTCGTCATCGTCGCTCATACAGCCTCCGTGCTATTGCCCCATGATCAGCTGGTACCGCCGCTGATACTCGTCGTAGCTCAGCCCCGGCGTGTTCTGCAGCTCTTGCAGCTGCTGTTCACGAGATACGCCCGGCTGAGCCTGAGCAGCTGGCACGGAACTGGAACTCGCTGCAGGAAGCACCATCAGCCGGTGCCGATCAGCCTGAGACAGATCAATGTTCTGCAGCTGCAGAATTCGCACAAAAGTGCCGCGAGGTGTGAAAACCAATCCGGCCTCCGTGATGCTGGTATTACCCGAGAATCCATTGGCGCGAATGAAGCGCCAATAGCTCACGCTGTTACCGCTAGGGGCCAGTACCGTCTGCACAGGAGGAGCCCCCAAGAGCTGACGCGTCTGATCGAAGGTTGTACGTCCTGGCTCAAGCTGTGCCAGGTTCTGAGCATTGAAGTTCCGGCCACTCGAAGCGCAGCCAGCTAAAACTGCTACCAACAAACAAACCACAATCAAGCGCATCATCAACCTCCATAGTCATCATTCGCCGCCTTGGCGTCCTTTCTTCTTCGCACTGTCCCTGTGCGCCAGAGCACTCGCGGTGCTCTCCATGGCTCGTCGTCCTTCCTCATCCGAGCCTCGGTAGTTCTCCAGCAACGCCTTCTCGCGCCGGTTTAGCCGGTATTCGCCCAGCGGCTCTGCGGCCACTGAGTGCGTGACCGGATTCCCGTTTTCGGTCAAATGTGCCGTTGACGGCACATTTGACCCATAAGTCATTGAGTGACTACGAACACCGGTAACGACATACAAAACGTCCAACCCATGCTCTGCCCATGTGGCAAGCACCATGGCATTTGGCGCCGCTGCCCCTTTTTCCCAGTTGATCTGTGAGTGCTTGGAAGCCCCAGCCAAAGCGGCAAAGTCCGTTTGGCTGTAGCCCAGGCGTTCTCGTTCGGCCTTAAGCCGCCCGCCAAGGTCCATAAATATCTACCAATCGCTTGACGAGTAGAAAATTCTCTACCATCATCAGCCACACAAACCTTATTCATCTTTGCATCACAGGAGCCACCGCCATGGCCACTGCAACCAAAGCCCTAACCGCCGAGCAAGTGAAGCAACGCTTCAAAGCGCGCGGCAAAACCATCACTGCCTGGGCTGAACAACACGGCTACACCCGCAACGAGGTGTACCGCGTGCTCAACGGCCAGGCCAAAGCCAACTACGGCAAGGCCCACGAGATCGCCGTAAAGCTCGGCATGAAGCTCGAAGACGAAGAAGCCTTCGCCGCCTAACCCACCTCCAACCATCCGCAGCGAGGGTCACTGCCATGACCGACAAGCCGCAACTCATGACCGAGGAGATCGAATTGATCCCCCATCCAATGGACGCCTGGCGCGCCGCGCTCGACGCCGTTATCGCCTGCGCACCGGGTGACGAAAGCGCCATCACCTGGCACCTCACCGATGCCCAGGCAAAGCTGACTTTCTGCGTTGACCGCACACCAGCAACTGCCGGTACCCGCCAGATCGTCGACCGCCTGATGCTCATCGGCGCCGGCCGCATCGTCGGCGATCGCCTGCAGGCTCAGGCCGCCCCTGCAACCGTTGCCGCCATCAACCGCCGCGTCACCCCGCGCCTTACCGTAGTGGTCAACGGCACCGACTACGACGTATCCGGCATGGCCGGCGTGATGGCGGGCGACATGATCCGCGTCGACCCGAACAACATGCCGCCGGTGGCCACTGGAAACGTTATCGGCCTTGGCTTTCAAGGAAGGCTTGATCCATTCGCTCCCATTCAGCCGCCAAGCCTTGTATCGCCTGGTGCGCCTGCTCAGCCAGCGGATGCTCGCCCCATTGAAACGTCCGTAGGTCCTGCATCAGCGCCTCTGTATCCAGCCCCAGCGGTGCCAAGCGGCGAACCAGTAGTGCCCATGCATACGTCGTCGCAGCCAGACGCACCTGCAGCTCATCAGTGTTCAGACGATCCCGCATAACCCGTTCCTCGTTGGTGAATGTACCCCAACAGACTGGCCCGTTGGTAACGACATTGCCAAGGGTGAAACAGAGTTTTTGATTGGACGCCGCCGCAAGCGGCCCCAAGGAGCACCATCCAATGACCCGCCGCAATTGGAAAAACTGGGTACCACGCTCGCCCGCCGAGGCTATGGATGGCTGCGCACAGCTGGCACTCAAACGCCACAACCGTGGCATCGAGCGCCTGGCCTGCGATCACCTGGGCCAGAACAACGCCAGCACCCTCTACAAGTGGATGGGCAACGGCAAGCTGCCGCTGAGCCTGATCCTGCCGCTGGAGCACGCCTGCGGCCTGCCGCTGATCACCCGCTACCTGGCCGCCGCCCACGGCAAGTTGCTGGTGGACATTCCCGTAGGCAAGGCCTGCAACAGCGATGACCTGCAGCACCTGCAGGGTGTGCTGCACAGCGCTACCGGCGCGTTGCTGGCCTTCTACGGCGGCAAGCAGAGCGCCGAGCAAACGCTGGACGCCATCCGCGCCGGCCTCGAATCCCTCGCCTGGCACCACGGCAACGTCGCCCAGGCGCAAACCCCTCAACTCGACTTTGGAGTGGCTGACGATGAGTAAGACCATCGAGATCCGCACGCTGCTGGCACGCCTGGACGCACAGGCCCTGGAGCAGCTCTGCCAGGAGGTCGTGCGCCTGGACGAAGAGAACGCCCGCCTGCGCGCCGACCTGGCCCGCATGGAAGAAAACGCCGAAGGCTGGCGTGACGAGGCCATGAGCCTGCACGAGCAGTTGGCAACCGCCCTGGGTGGTCAGCCCGGCATCAACCAATCCGGCGCCCTGGTCGTCGTGCCGATGGAGCGCTGCGCATGACCACCAAACGCACCAACGACAGCGCCCGTCGCGTGTTGCGCGCGCTTAACGCCCTGCGCGGCCACACCCTCACTGGGCTGAGCAACACCGAGCTGGCCAAGGGCCTGGGCGAGAGCCCGGCCAACATCACCCGCTACATGGACACCCTGATCGAGGCCGGCTTCGCCACGCGCCTCGACAGCGGGCGATTCGCCCCGAGCATCGCGTTTCTGAAGTACGCCATGGCCACGGCTGAAGAGCTGCAGCGCGGCCAGGCCCGTATCACCGAGATCCAGGCGCGCATCAGCGCCCACTAACCGAGGAGCACACTCATGGACTACCAAAAACTGGCTGCCCGTCTGCTACGCGGCGGCGATCGCCACAGCAGCATCTACGTCGAGGGGCTGTGCGCCGCGCTCAAGCTGCGCATTGAAGGCGAGCCGAGCACCGTCAACTACCCGCAAGGGTCGCTGGAGTATGACGCCTACTACTACGGCTGCCGCCGTGGCGCCGACGAGTTCCGCAATGCCCTGATCGAGGCCAACGGCGACCGCGCCGTTGCCATCGAGACACTGCACCGCCTGGCCTCAGTAGAGCGGAGGGTTGCCTGATGCCGCGCAAACCCGCCGCCACCATCGAACTGGCCGAAGACGACCTGCAGCACGGCCAGGCCTTGCTCGCTCAGCAACACCAGGTTGCAACGCTCAGCACCGAACATGACACCCAGGTGCGTGCCGTCGCTGCGCAGCTGGGCTACCAACTGCCGGCCGACTGCACTGACCCGGACCTGATTCAGCGCGATATCGCCGCCAACATGCGTCGCAGCGTCGAGGCCTGCCTCGAAGTCGGGCGCGGCCTGCAGGTGCTCAAGAAAGCATGCCCCCACGGCGAGTTTGTCGAGCGCCTGGATACATTGGGTATCGACCGCCACGTGGCTGCACGCTTCATGCAGTCCGCCACAAAATTCGCCAGCCTCGGCAGCAACGCCGCCATGGCCAAGGCCATCGGCAACCAGACCAAGCTCTTCGAAATGCTCGTCCTGGACGACGAAGAGATCCAGGAGCTGGAACTCACCGGCCAGACCGGCGAGCTGCACCTGGACGACGTTGCCACCATGAGCGTTAAAGAGCTGCGCGCCGCCCTGCGCGAAACCCGCGAGGACAAAAAGGCCCTGGCCAAGGTCAACGCCGACAAGACGGCGAAGATCGACGAACTGTCCGTCGCACTGGCCAAGAAGCCGCTGGTAGTGGTGGTGCCGATGGACGAGCAGCTTGCCGAGCGCCGCGAAGAACTGGCCAACAAGGCCACCGCCGCCGAGGCCGCTATCGCCGGCGCCCTGCACCCGGCTGTGCACCTGCTGGTCGAGAAGGGCGAAGAGTCCGGCCTCGATCAGCGCCCGGTCATCGCCGGCATGCTCGCCCAGGTCGAGCGTGCGCTGCTGCAGATCCGCGCTGAATACAACATCCCGGCCGAGCCGACCGCCAGCGTCACGCCCAACTGGATGGCCGACGACAGCGAAGAAGCGGTCAAGGCCGCCCTGGCTGCGGCCCAAGGCGAAGGTGCGTAAGCCCATGAGCGCCGTGATGACTCAACGCCTCGTTGCCCTTGCGCACGAACTGGAACGCTCCACCGCGAGCCGTACAGAGCTGTGCCAGGCGGCAGCGGACGAGCTGCGCATCTCCCTGGCGACTCTGTACCGGAAACTCAAGGAGGTCACCGTGACCCAACCCCGTAAGCAACGGGCCGACGCCGGCAACTCAGCGCTCACCCGCGACGAGGCCGAGATGCTCAGCACCACGCTGATCCGCTCGATCCGTGACAACGATAAGCAGCTCAGCACTCTGGAGCGGGCGGTAGAGCGCCTGCGCAACAATGGCAAGATCATCGCCGGCACCGTTGACCCGGATAGCGGCCTTATCACCCCCATGTCGCTCAGCGCCATCGGTCGCGCCCTGCGTGGCTATGGCCTGCACCCCGAGCAGT